AAGATGACAGCACCGAGAATGATGCCGAGAGTCTTGAGCACTGGTATCAGGATCGGAGAGATCTGCTCCCATAGATTCTTCAGAGCAGGCAAGAGCCTCTCCTGGAATACCTTCCAGACTTCCATTAGAGCAGGCTTGAGATACTCATTCCAGAGCTGAGTCAGCACAGTCAGCACTGGCTGCAGCTTCTTCATAATCTGATCCAGTCCACCGAAGTGATCGATCAGCAGCTTGACACCGAGTCCGAGTGCAGCACCTGCAGCAATGAATGGTAGTAGCGGAGCGAGTGCTCCCCATATGGCAGCACCCATTGCCACGAATGCAGGCACAAGGCCACCGATAATTGCTCCAGCAATGATAGGCAGGTATGGCTCGACTGCTGCGAAGGCATCCTTCAGAGCTCGCATCATACCCTCTGGACCACCCATTGATTCCATCCAGTTATTGAATCCCTCGATCAGCGGACCGACCAGGTTTGATACGAATTCACCAGCCAGCTCCATGAAGTCACCGAAGGTATTCTTGAATGCTGTGAGCTGACCTTGTGGAGTGTTGCGGAGAGCTTTGTTCACCTCGCCATAGTTCTGAGCCAGGACTTCATTCAAGACATTGGCTCGCTGAGTTTCATCGCCATTCTTGAGCAGCTCCTTCTGAGTCTCAGAGAGAGTCACGCCATAGCGAGAGAGTGCTCCGACATTGCCAGTCATCACCTTACCGACTAGGTTATTGATTGCCACCATGTCTTCAGCGGTAGCATTGTGGCCCTTGAGCTGTGCCACCATGTCTGTGATCTTTGGAGTTAGCTTCTCGATTGTAGAGCCCTGCAGGTTGAATGTAGCGAGCTGAGATTGACCAGCCTTGATCACATCGTCTTCAATCACACCGACAGCCTGAAGCTGCGATGCTTGCTTCTCTAGTGCAGCGACATGCTCTTCTGTAGCACCCTTGACATTGAGCAGGTTGGTCCTGAGCTTCGTGGAGGCTTCGACACTGGCATTGTATGCCTCGACCGATTTGAAGCCGAATACAGCAGCTCCTGCTGCAGCAGCGGTCAAGCCACCGAGCAGAGCGAATGATCCGCCCTCAGCCTTCTGGAATGCAGCAGCTAGGCCACCAGAAGACTTGTCAGCTTTGCCGAGTGCCTTCTCCAGACCACTTGTGTCTCCATTGATTCGGACTGTCAGATCTCTTGTATTAGCCATGCTTGTTCATCTCTGCCTCCGCCTTCTGCTGCTCGATACTTTGGAAGCTCCCTTCTATTCTTATTATAGTCAAAAACTCCAGTATCCTATCTGATGGCTGGCTGTCAAGTTCGCTCGGAGTCCAGCCGAAGTGCTTGCATAACAGATAATCAAGATACTGTCGTGGCACTCCACGCTTCGGATCGTCAGATGACAGGTATGATATTACTTCTTGGCTGAGTTTTTTTTTGACTCTTCAGCAGTAGCTTTGTCAGCACCAGCTTCTTTGATCAAGAATAATGCATCAGCAGGCTCAAGCAGATCCATGTTCTCTTCAGTGATCTCAGCGATTGAGCCATCTGGCTTGTCGAGATTCCAGTCCTTCACGATCATCATCAGCATCTTGTCGGCCGACATGACCATATCTACATCACCATCTTCATTGAGAGTGAGTGAGTGCTTTGTCTGCCCCCACTGAATACCCTCATAGATCTCCACCCAGTATTCGGGAGCGGTTGGTAGTTTGACTTTTCGGCTTGTTCGGCCTTCCTTAAAATATGGCATGTTGCACCTCCTTAATTTGCACTAGTAGCTTGATCTCGTATTCCTCAGCACCGCATCGACACTCTTGCTGTTGGCATTGTCATATGCACAGCGGAGCTTAAACTTCACAGCGTAGAAGTCTGATAGACCAGTCTCCAGAGGGAAGTCTTCGTAGTAGGTTCGATACATGCGGACCTCGAGGCTGGATGAATATCCGCCACCGATTCCAGGACCATTGACCTTCCAGCTCGCAGCATTGCGATCCAGTGCATAGAAGTTGTCTCTTTGCGTAGTGCCTTCAAAGTATAGTGAGGCTTCGACAGTTGCTTCAAATTCGCCATGATTGATAGTGTCTGGCTCTGCAGATCCATGTCGGAATACTGCAGTGGTGTTGTTCTCGAGTGTCAGCTTAAAGTCATGAGGCTTCAGGTTGTCTGCAGCTCCTGCAGCAGCCACGCTTGCACCGAATGCGAAGCGAGAATCAGCGAAGCTATAGACACCGCCCGATGCGGTTGTCAGAGATCCTGATGTAGTAGTGATCGGGAATTTGCCGATCAGGTTGGCCTTTGCTTCGACCAGTGCATCGCTCACTGAGAATTCAAGAGTCTTGACTGCGACATTGCGGTAGTACTGCTTGTCAATGCTGCCACGAGTCTGCACGAATGTGAAGGTCTGTGGAGTGTTGCTGTTGTCTCGAGTCATTGTGTGATCATAAACAGATCCAGCGACATTAGATGGTGAGTTGTCACCGAGAGCACCATAGAGCAGGAAGCCTGTATTGACAGCATCAGCATTGATAGATAGTGATCCTTCGGACCACTTCTTGCCGATCACTGCATCGAAGGTCTTCTCTCGTACTCCATAAGCTGCCTCATTTGGAATTGGCTCATGCTTGGCCATCAGGCTATTTTCTGTGAATGGGATATAGTCAGTGACCGCAACAGGTACACCTGGAGAGCTCTCCACTCCTGCTCCGATCCATCCCTTCCTACCGATATCTAGTGACATGATTCATTCTCCTCTATTCGTATTATATGTGATATTGCTCTACTGTATAACTACACAGCTCAGGATAATCTCTGCCATCCTGGTATTGACCTGCTCCCCTTGCACAAATGACCACCTCGAGGGAATCGGCCGACAGAAGCCACGCCCCTGCAGTGTTGCTCCGAGATAGATGTCATTGTCAAATTTGCTGATCAGATCATCCACGATGGTCCGCATGATTCTCTCAGAGTCAGATTCACCCTGTTCCATCCGCTCCTGGTAGACTCGGATCGCAAAGTTATATGATCTGCGATCTCGCTGTGTATCAGCGAAGTCGGTCTCGACATTCTCCAGTGGAGTCACAGTCACACAAGGGTAGTGCTCCATCTTGGATTTTGCATAGTCGAATACCTGAGTCGAATCGATCTCCGAGCTTGTTTGTATCACAGCGACAATGGCTGCTGATAATTCATTCCACATTATCTTCCCCTCCTTCCCATGAGTGCATTCAGTAGTCGGTCCATGACCTTCTGGAATTGATCCTCGATGTAGCCTTGAGAGGCTTCCCATCCAGGAGCGAAGAATGGCTGTGCCTTTGTGCCACGCTTCTCAATGGTCTTGATGATCGGCCACAGTGCATTGCTCGGGATGCCACGCTTCTTCATCCATCGCTCGATGGCATCAGCAGGTGGCCTGTGTGGTCCAGTGCCTTCTTCGACATCTCGGCCATAGGATTCCTGGACCGAGACTTCAGCTTCAGGATAGCGGACCTCTGGCAGCACAGATCGCTGTAGTGTACCGAATGCATGAGGAGCTCGGCCTCTGACCTCTTGCTGGACATGTGTGGATGAGTTTGTCAGGGCAGCAGTCACCAGAGGCTCGGCATCACCGCCAGCCTTGCGGATGTCTCGAATCAGCTCATCGAGCCCTTCGATCTTCACATCGACTGCTAGTCCACCACTCATCGCTTATCCTTTGTCAGCACCAGCTCATAGTGATCTGGCAGTATTCCATTATCATGCACCTGTCGGCCTCTCACAAAGTACTCCACGCCAGTGCCAGAGACAGTCACCTTCATGCCTTCCACCACACCAGATGCGGTAGTAAACATGTCGAAGGTCTTGCCGAATACACCATCCACCAGGACAGTTGTCTCAGCCGATGATGGCTGGATGTTGGCTCGGATCGCAGCAGTAGGTATCTGGCCAGGACCAAGATATCCACTGTGAGTCACATACCGCTCTTTGTCGATGTCATTCGGAGTCTTCTCCAGTCTGGACACGAATACGATCTTGTCGAGTATAGGAGGCATCAGATGACCTTCCTGGCATAGCCTCCAGAGTCCAGGATATCTTCAGCAGCCGAGACAAGAGCACTCTTTGAGCGACCGCTCGAATAGCCGAAGCTCATGCTGACTCGACCTTGTGTGAAGCTCTGTGCTCCAGAAGGATTGTATTTGCGAGCGATCATATCCCTGACATACAGAGTAGTGGCTTCCTTCAGATCTTCAGGCAGATCTGCGATGTCTGTAGCATAGCCCCCAGTGTAGTCGATCTCATAGAATAGATCTGATGAATCAAGATGCAGCAGGCCACGCCCCATGCTGATCAGATAATTGCTCGGGTAGATCACATATGTCTTTGGATTCGGGATGAAGTAGACACGATTGCCACCATCCTCTAGTGTCAGGCTCTGGCTCATGCCGACTCCGACCAGCCGAATATCATCGATGTCTCCATCCTGGACTGGCCTTCTGCGGAAGCTGATGGTCATGTCACCATTCGGAGATATGAGTGCTCGATCTCGCTCACTGGTCACAGCTACTTTGAAGAAGCCCTCGACATCACAATACTGAGTGACAATCTTCGAGGCTCGAGATATCATCCCTGATATAGTTGCCTGGCTGTATGATGACAGGTCGAGATCAGGAGCGAATGATTCGAGTTCGGCTTGTGTGATTAGATTCTCTGCCATCATATCCCTCTCTGTTTTTATTATAGCTCAGAGTATGGCCCTCCATAGATTGAAGGGCCATCGCTCTAGGCTACAGATCAGGATGTAGCTAGGCCACCGATTTTGTACTGATATGGTTCACCGATCACCTTCAGCACTGTGGTCTCGAAGACACGAGATTGAATACTGTGGTTAGCGGTTGGCACATCGTAGATCGATAGAGTTTCGAGGTCACTCATCTCGATCCAGTTCTCACCAGCAGCGGAGCGGACTGACAACAGGAAGGCCCATGATGCAGCGTAGCGACTAGTCACTACCTTGATCAAGTTACCAGTGTTACCATCCACGATGTTTGCAAGGTGTTGGCCACCAGTTGCAGCACCTTGATTGTCGATGACAATACGCTGGATGCTTCCACTACCTTCGAGCTGATCAGACAGAGCTCGGTTCTGACGAGGGTTCAAGATCAGGTGAGACACCAAGTCAGCACCATTCTGGAAGAGAGTCTGAGCGTAATTGCTTACACCAGAAGCGGTCAAGAGACCAGCACTTCCTGAGTTGGTGGTGATGAGCTTGCTGAAGCCTGAGTACTCTGTGCTGTACAGAGCAGCATCACCAGTGAGAGTCATCACTTCCTCACCGAGCAAGACCTCTGTGGTCTTGATAAGCTCTTCACGAGCTCGGATGTCTTCCAGGTTGCTGCCACGATTTGCAGCGATTTGCTGACGACCGATCTCAACATCACGACCCAGGTTCTTGTATGGATAGCTGACGAATGAGTAGGTCTGAGTGGTAGCACTAGGCTTACCAGCATCAGCGAATCCGACACGAGTACCAGTACCACCAGTACCAGCAGTCGTAGCGAGGCCACTTGTTAGCATGTTAAATGATGCAGCTTCTCCCATGCCACCGACACGAGGAATGAAGCCACGAACAGGCGTAGCTGTTGGCACAACAGTCTTGACTACTGGATCAAGATTCTCTGGTGAGTAAATTGATCGCTTGCTTGGACTGAATGTGTATGTGCTTTGAGTCACCGCTTTGCGGATCTCATCTTGCACGAGTTGAGCGATTTGATTTGCTTCCATCTGAAGACTACCTTATCTTTGCACCTCAATTATTGACTATTGAATATCGAACACTATCCTCTGAAGCTGGCTCGGACTTCAGCATGCTTCTGCCGAGATGCTGGATCAAGCAGACGAGAGTACTTGCGGAGCTTGAATGCGACCTGGAGTCGCTCTTCGTGAGTGCCTGCATTTGGATCTGCAGCCAGCTCATCGGCTCGCTTCAAGAGACTGTCCATCTCTGCTTTGTTTTTGCCATCCTCAGAGTCAGGATCTGGACTATTTGGATTCTCCACATCCTCTCCCTTCTTCACTGTATAGGTCTTGCGGACTTTCGATGCAGCAGGCTGCTTCCTCAATTCGGCAATCTCCTCTTTTAGAGGCTCGACTGCTTTCGCAATCCCTGCCTCTACTGCAGCAGATACCATTTTTGCAAGATCACTCTGTTCAGTGGACTTTTGAATATCGGCTTTAGGAGCGAATTTCTTCTGCTTCCCTTTGCCTTTGCCAGATGTATCTTCATCTTCTGCAGGAGTCTCTGGCTCTTCCTCCTCAGTATCTTCAGGTGTTTCGACTTCTTCATCGGCAGCAGGCTCTTCTTCATCCTCGACTTCGACAAGCTCCTGGCCTTCGGAATTGACAAGAGGCTGCTTCACAGTCTGCTTCTCGCCAGTTGGCTTGCCATCTTCACCGATGACTTCCTGCTCTACTTCAGCACCAGCTACAGGCACACCTGCTTCTGCTGCTCGCTCTTCAGTATCATTGACTGGTCGGCCATTGTCTTCGGCTGATACGACTACTTCCGCATCCGCATTCCGATCCTCTTGACCTGTAACTGATTTTGCTCGATCTTTGACTTTATCTGCCATCTTGATTAGCTCCTCGCTCTTCTTAATATTTAATGCTTTGGCAGCATTCTCGATTGCTTCCTCATAATCGGGGAAGTTCTCAGGCTCGAGAATTTCTTGAGCTGCTGCTTCTTGGATAGCTTCGAGGGCAGACTTCAGAGCGGAGAGATCCTTCTCGCCATCGTATGATTGCCAGAAAATATAATCTGACAGACACATTGCCAGGTCAGCAAGCATTGCTCCTTGCCATAGGCTTTTTGCGAGTGTATCTTGTTTGCCCATACTATCTTCATTGTATACCATGACTGAGCCCTTCATAATGTTTTGACTATCAGAGTACTGGAATTGCTTCTCCCACCATGCGACAGGTTGGCCGAGTCGCTTCTGGATCATCTTCTCTTCGTGGACCAGTCCACCCTTCTTTGATTTGACCATCTGGAATACAGCCGATGCGACTGCAGGATTGTCTACCAGTGAAGTCTCACCGAGATCATAATCTGTGATAACATTGACCATCTTCTTTTTGCCATCCACCATCATCTGCTGCATCTTGGCATCATTGACTCGGCCACCGATACTGAAGCCAGCCAGGACACCTTCCTTGACTTTGATCCAGGCATTCTCACCATCAGTAGATTCGGACACATGAGCTCCGATCCAGACACCCTTCGCATCGTCATCGAATTCAATCTCGATCGCTTTGCCGACTGCGATATCCTGATGCATCTCTCGGATGTTGCCGATCCAGTTGCTGAATGCCTTCTTGCTGGCCTCGTATGTGATGATCTCACCATGAGAGTCGAGCTCTTCGACAGTGGCATATCCATATACCATGCGTTGCTCTTCATCGACTTTAGTGATCGGGATAGTTATGTGGAGTGGCTTCTTCATTTGTTGTATACCTCTATTTGAATTATAACTGGTCAAGAGCCATCCCATAATATATCAATAGAGTCGAGATCAATCTCTTCGCCTGCATCCTCGTAGCACTCGCAGCCTGGATGTCCAGGAGGAGTGACATCACCAGACTCAAATTCATCATCAATCGGGATCGGACCTTGATCTTCATTGCCCTGACAGATGGCACAGGTATTCGGTCCAGCTCCCACCCACTTCTTTGT